GCCCCTTTGCCGACAAGCTCATGGCCCTGGCCATCGCACGCACCACGCTGAAGCTCTACTGGATTCCTTCGCTGAACACCGAGAGCTCCAACACGGTGACGCACGAGCCTTCGCTGACGGTCGACGGCAACACCTACAAGTATTATGTGGGCGACGCCTGGATCAACAACATCAGCGCATCGGCTGCCAACAACGAAGCCTCGAACTATTCGGCCAGCTTCACGGGCACCGGCGCACTGACGGCATCGAACTCGCTGCCGGAGGTTGGCATCGGCACCAACGTCGACGTGCTGCATCTCGTACAGGATGGTAGCGCACCCGTTGTTGTCAGCAACTTCACCGGCACGCTGAGCGCGACGACCAGCAACGCAAAGATCACTTGCACCATCGCCAACGGCGTGGCCACGATCAAGGCGGCATCCGACGCACCAGCCGGAGCCTATTATGTGACCATCTCCGACTCAGGCACATCCACTTCGACCTACGTGTATGTCACCGTCACGGCAGCGTGACGCGGTAGGGTATGCACACCGGGGCGGTGGACTTCAAGCCGCCGCCCCTTTTTCATAAAACCGAAAACAAAATCATTGCAATGAAAACGAATATTACAGGACTTATCAAAAGCGAAGGCGCGGTGTTAGGCCCCATCGCCGCCACCACGCGCCACATGATCGTCCAGATCACCGGCGAAGCCGGAACGATCACCGGCTCGAAATCTGTCGACGGCGAGACCTTCACCGACGTCGACACCTACGACTTCACTGGTCCGACCGAGACCTTCGACATCGACGTCAACACGCCAGGCACCATCATCCAACTTTCAACCACAGGCACTATCACGGAGGCCTGGCTAATCACGGAGGGATAAGCCATGGGAGCGAAAGGACTTGATCTAAGAAACGGCCTTGTGATCGGAGGCAACGAGGGAAGCGGCGGTGGTGGTGGAAACCAAAACGCCAATGAATGGTATGGAATCATGTACGACGAAACATTGGCTTCGCCAGCAAAGCTGCGTGTCGGAAACGACACACTGCACAAGACGCTGCCTGTCCATAACGGCATGCGCCGCTGCCTGTTGAACAACGAAGGCACGGTCAACTACTATCTTGATCCGAACGACTCGACGAAAAAAGCCGACGGTACGGCGGCAGACCTTTCAGGTGCCGACGGCATGGTGATGGTAGAGGTGCCAGAGCATTGGCGTCTCGTGACGAAGAACCAAGACACCATCACCGCGGCTGTATCAGCGAAAATGCAGCCCGGCTGGTTACATGTCAAGAAATATTATGTGTCTGCTTACCAAGCAACGGTTGACAACACTAACACTTCGAAGAAGCTGCTTTCTTCCGTTGTGAACAACACTGCCGCATTCCGTGGCGGCGATGGATCGAATAGTGCGGACGATAACACGTATAAGACAATGCTTGGCATGCCAGCATCAAACTTAACAATGGCTAATTTCAGAAGCTATGCACGCAACCGTGGAACTTCAGGTCAATACAAGTGGAATATCATGATTTATGACCTCTACATTGACCTTTATTGGCTCTACGTGATCGAGTATGCCAACACGAATTGCCAGGCTGCATTCAATTCGGCACTTACCGCAGAGGGATACAAGCAGGGCGGCCTTGGTCCTGGAGTGACCAATTTGGTCGGTGAGACTTGGACCGCTTTCAACGACAGATACCCATTTGTGCGCTGCGGATCTACCAACAGCCTCGGCGACGCCACCGGTGTGGTGAACTACACCATGCCTTTTGAGTATGACTCAGTGTCGCCTGCAAACTATGCCGGAGAATATGATGCTGAAGTTGAATGTGTGGCAGACAAGTATTACTCGAGCGGGGAACTTCTGTACAAGTGCATAGTTACCAACACTGGAGAAAGTCTCGATGACACAAACTATTACACGCCCGTGACGCGCACGGTTGTGGAGATTCCGTCATGGCACGGCATCGAAAACCCATTCGGTCACATCTGGACATTCCAGGATGGCATCAAGATCTACAAACATGGTGTCTACCGTTGTTTCGACCCATCGAAATACAGTTCTTCTGCCAATGTTACCAATTACAGTCTGATAGGAACGGAGGCGTCGTCGAACAATTATGTGACGAGAATGCTCATCACTCCAGATGGCGACATAATGGCTTCACAAGTAGGCGGTGGAGATACACAGTATTACTGCGACTACCATTATGTGACCACATCTGCCTCGCAGTATTCCATCTGCCTCGCTGGCGGGGTTGCGAGCAGCGGTACGTATGCCGGTCTCGCTTACCTGCACACGAATAACGCGGTCACGGACTCGCATACGTATGTCGGCTCACGGCTTTGCTTTTATAATCCGTAACACATAAAGGCACGGCACGCCAGCAAAAAAAATGGAGAAAGATAAAATGACCGACGACGGGAGCCTCGCGTTTCTTAACCTGCCACGGCAGGAGAATAAGCAATTCCACTGCGACAAAATCACACAACAGGAGCTTGTAAACCGCTCTTTTTGGGTGATTGACTTTCAGGATGGAGTGAAGACGAAGTTTGGTGAAGACAAATTCGTTGTGTTCATCAAGTTCGACATCGATGACGACATTACGGAAGCAAAGAAATTCTTCACCGGATCGTCGGAAATCAAATTCGTGCTTGACCAAGTGAGACAACGAAACGCCTTCCCCAGGCGGGTAACGATGAAGATGAACAAACAGCAGTTTTGGCTTGAATAACCAAGACAAATGTCGCCTTGCCTATGGGCTGCTGCCTCGCTGGCGGGAATGCGAACAACGGTACGAATGCCGGTCTCGCTTACCTGAACACGAATAACGCGGTCACGAACTCGAATACGAATGTCGGCTCACGAAATTGCTGAGGTGATTACACCTCGATCCTGGCAAGGGATATCGCCACTTGGCGGAAAACAAGAAAACAATCAGGGCTTCGGTAGGACACCCGAAAAAGACCTGTAAAAGCAAAGCTATGAACAGACACGGCGACCTATATGAACGTATGATGGCGATCGACAACCTGAAGCTGGCTGACGAGATCGCACGCAAGGGTAAGACGGCAAAATACGGCGTCAGAGTGCATGACGCCCATCGTGATGACAACATTGCAAGGCTTCACGAACAACTTGAGCGTGGCGACTTCAAGACTTCGAAATACAGGCTTTTCACCGTATTTGAGCCAAAAATGCGCGTCATACACAAATTGCCGTATTATCCCGACCGGATTCTTCAACACGCCATCATGAACGTGCTGGAGCCGATCTTCGTCCCAACATTCACAGCCGACACCTATGCTTGCATCAAAGGCAGAGGGCTGCACAAATGCGCCGATAAGCTCCGTCATGTCCTTTACATTGACCCAGATGGTACGAAATATTGCCTGAAGCTCGACGTGAAACAATACTATCCAAGCATCGACCATGAAATCCTGAAACAACAGGTTAGGCGAAAGATCAAGGACACAAGGATGCTCGCGCTTCTCGATGAAATCATCGACTCTGGAGAAGGGCTGCCAATCGGTAATTACCTATCGCAATATTTCGCAAACGTCTACCTCTGCGGCATGGACCACAGGCTGAAGGAAAACTACGGCGTGAAATACTATTTCCGTTATGTCGACGACATGGTGTTTCTTGCCGGAACAAAGGAAGAGCTCCGCCGAATCCTCGACCTGGTTCGTTTAGATCTTTGCAATTTGAAGCTACAACTTAAAGACAACTGGCAGATCTTCCCGGTAGACGCCCGAGGCATAGATTTCCTCGGGTATAAGTTCTTCCACGGCTACACGCTGCTGCGCAAGTCGGTGAAGAAAAACATTTTCAGGAAGGTTTCGACCTTTAACCATGATAAGATGAGCAAGGCAAAGCTCGACAAGTCGCTCGCCTCATACCAAGGTTGGCTGAAGTGGTGCGACTCGCAGCACCTTGCCGAAAAGATACAGAAATCAATCAAACCAACACAAAACACAAGCAATCATGAAAGCACACACAGCAAACATGCCAAATGCCATTGAAAGCATCGGACTGGGCAAGTATTACGTCAACATGAACATCACCGAGATCGAGGTTACCATCGAAGGCAAGAAGGTACATCAATTCGAGATGGACCAGGTGGAAATCTCTGGTTATCCAACCTACCCAGCCGTAGTCGAGGCACTGATCCGTGAGCGTTATTCCGTCAGCGACGAGATCGCACTGCTTAGGCAGCATACGGCCAAGGCTGAGGAGTTCGACAATTACAACACCTTCTGTGAAGCCTGCAAGGCAATGGCCAGGACGGTTTTCGAATAGAGGAGGAAAGTCATGGCGTGGATCGAAACCATACAACCGATAATGGACTATGTTCTTGGTGGCACCAGCGTTGCCGGTGCGATCGCGGCCATATATTACCGGAAAGCAAACAAACGCATCAAGGACAGCGAGGCAAAACAGGCCGATGTCAACGCAAAGTCAGCCGAGATCGACTATGCAAACAAGTATTTCAACGATATGCTTGTCATGCTTGAGAAAGTCAAAGAAGCCACAGACAAGGGTAGTGGAAATCAGGAGGAGATGATGCGAATGTTGCAAGAGCAAGGAAAGGCCATTGATGACCATGGGCGGCTACTTGAGGACATTGTAACATTCCTTGATGGAGACTTTAACGATTATCTCAAAAAGAAAAACACAAAACCAAAACACAAACAAAAAAAAGAAGCCGCAATTCCATGAAGCTCGAAACTACACTAATACGAAGATACCGTTGCTCAGCTTATACAATCGGCGTGATGTATGCCGGAAACGACCGCGTGTGCGATATGCTCGAGGATTGTGACCGAGGATTGACAGACGAAATGACCGAGACGCAGATCCTTAAAAAGAAGGTGTATGGAAGGACTGCGATCCCCACGGGGCGTTACAGAATCAAAATGACAGTCTCTCCGAAATTCAAAAGCAAGTCCTGGGCAAAGAAATACGGCGGTATGGTCCCAGAGATTATCGGCGTGAAAGGATTCGTCGGGGCACGGATACATCCCGGAAACCGACCAGAGGATACATACGGATGTCCGCATACCGGCGAAAACAAGGTGAAAGGCCAGGTGATAAACTCTGTTGCATGTTATTACAAGCTGATGGATAAATACCTTTGGCCGGCGTATCTTCGTGGAGAAGAGATGTGGATTACGGTGAAATAAATGTCAGCAATGGAAAGCGTTACAAAAAGAAACGCATTTATCATTGTCATTTCGGCTTTAATGGTTTTCGCGTCGTTCGCCGCCGGATGGTCGCTGAGGGGGGTAAAAAACCGCACTCAAAATGTGAACGACACGGTGATCATGACGAAAACAGACACGGTGACGCTGGTAGGGCCGAGAGACACGTTGGTTCGTTTTGCCTGGAAGCCCTATCCCGTCGCCATCCATGACACGGTGCGTGTGGGCGAGACCATATCCGTCATGCTTCCATACGAGCACCGGCATCTTTCGAGGCCCGACACGCTGGATGTGTGGTACAGCGGCGTAGATCCGCGCATCGACTCGGCGACAGTCTATTTCCACCACACCACCGCCATAGTCCGACAGCCATACGATGTGCCGAAAATGCCACGTGTGACGCTTGGCGTGGGCGTGGGCGGCATCTATCGTGAAAAACGGGTGGATGCCTATCTTTTCGGAGAGCTGCGCTACAACGCCCAGAAAACGACCTTCTCGGCCTACGGCGCCATCGACCAGGCTGGCCGATGGGGAGCGGGTGCCGGTGTTGTGCGACGATTCGACATCATCAGATAGACCTTTTTTATCTTCATAGTATTTTTTCCCTCCGTCGGCAGCTGCTGGCGGAGGTTTTTGGCGTTGAAACGCAAATGAAACGCAAATAAGCAAACATCTGAAAATCAATCGTGTTACATGGTTTTCTATTTATATATGGAGAACATAATCAAATAAACCATGGAAAAACAAAACATCATCAAGATCAACGGTGAGGAATACACCGTGAAGCCCGGCATGAAGGCCATGCTCGTCTTCGAAAGCCTGGCCGACAAGCCTTTCGGCATCGCCAACACCACCGACGTGGTGACCTACCTCTACGCTTCCATCATCGCAGGCACGCCAGGCACGCGCCTGGGCTTCGACGAGTTCGTCGACGCGCTCGACGATCCTGAAGTGATGAAGGAGTTGTCGGACATGGTGCTTCCGCGCAACGCAGCCGAGAGGCTTGTTGCTGCTCAAAATGAGGGGGGAACCGAGCCAAAAAAAGACTGAGATTCACCGACCTGTTCACCCTGCTGGTGATCAGGCACAAGGTGATGACGATGACCGAGTTCTACGACGCCGACGCCTTCGACATCATGCTGATGTGTACCCACCTGGAAGAGGTGGAGCGCGACGCCGCAGAGCGCATGCGCATGATCGTTTGGGCCGTGCTTGCGCCCAACTCGAAGCGCAAGATCCAGCCGAACGACGTGGTGCAGTTCTCATGGGAGAAGCCGGGCCACAATGAGCCCGTTGAGGTAACCACGAAGGAAATGTTCGAAAACGCATTCAAACAATTCAAAAAACAGCAAAAATGAGCCAAAAAGACTTAGTGGTCAAAATGACCATCAATTCACAGGACTTCGACAACGGGCTGAAGAACGCGAAGAGCTCGATGAATAAGTTCAAGACCGAAACGCTGTCGGTTTCCAGCATATTCAAGTCCGCCGTCGGCGGCATGGCCAAGGCTTTCACCGGGCTGGGCTTGGCCGTCGGTGCCACCGAGATCTTCAAGTCGTTCATGAAGTCGACACAGACCATGGGCGACCAATGGAACAACGCCATGGTGGCCGCAAAGACGTCTTTCCAAGTGTTCGAGCAGGCCGTCGTATTGGGCAACGGCACCATCCTGTCCAACTTCAAGCAATCCATCGCGGCTGCGCGTGAGTTTGCCCAGGCGATGGATGCCTTCGGCAGCGCGCAGATCTCGAACAAATACGCACGGATGGAGTTCGTCACGCCATTCCAGGAAGCCATGACGAAATATCGGGAAATGAAGTCAGCCGGGAACGCCACCGGAATGGCTTTTGCGGCTGGTGACATGCAGCGCTACCTGAATGCCTATTCCGACAATGCCGTCAACCTGATGAGGACGTCAATGGAGGCCGTCACGGCAAAGTTGTCTTCATACACCGGTGGTTTTGTCAATAGTGGCAATGTAAACAAATACCTCGACCAGCTCTATCTCGAAATCGTCAACGGCGTTTTTCCGCCCATCCTTCAGGACTTCAAGAATCTTGAAAACGAGCGGAGGAGAGGCGACTATTTCTTCAATCAAGCCAAAGACGAAATGGCCGACAAATACGGCCCCGGATGGCGCAGGGAAGCCGAAGCGATGAATGCCTTGGCCGAGATCAACGACGACACACTCAAGGAAATGCTGGGTGTGCTTCAAACCTACGACCAGGTGCTCAATGAGATCAACTCGATGCGCCGCCAGATGAACCGCGTCGTCAAAGGTGAGGGGGGCGGTGGCGGCACCGTCACCATGCCCAATCTGACAGGTGGCGGAGCATCGGCACCCACCATGACGCCAGAGCAGATCGCGCAATACTGGTTCAACGACAAGACGCCCGGGCCACTGATTGACATCCCGCTTCTCGATGAAGACATCGTTGAGCCAGAAACCGATGCGCTTTTGGCCAAAGTGGCCGAACACATGGCGCTGGTGGCTGACCGCACGCAATACGCCATGGTGGCCTTCCAGGGCTTCGGAAACGTGATGGCTGGTGTGGCAGATCTTGCAGGCGACAACCCCTTCGGCAACATCGCCAAAGGGCTGAGCGGAGCGGTTAATGCGGCAGCTTCGGCAGCTTCGGCCTTGATGACGCTGGCAGGCGTCGAAACGCTCGAAGGTGTGGCAGAGGTGTTCTCCACGGCACCGCCGTTCCTCAAGCTGGCCATGGCAGCCACGGCGCTGACGGGCATCATGAGCATGATCGGAGCCGTCAAAGGATCGTTTGCCGGATCGTTTGCCAACGGCGGCGTGGTGCCCGGTAGCAGCTACACGGGCGACCAGCTATGGGCAAGGGTCAACAGCGGCGAGCTCATCGTACCCTACAACGATTGGAGAAACGCATCGTCGGGCAACAATGTACACTTCATAATTGAGGGATCGCAGCTGCGTGGCGTGCTCGACAACTACGACAAGACCGTTTCACTCTAAAAACCCACCGACATGTACTACATTATCATAAATTTCCCTTTCTCATCGGTCAACGATGAGCAATACAACCTGGTGCTGTGCCTCAACAGCGTTGGCGATCCAACCGCCGTCAACGACATCCTTCTGGCCGACGACGAGCTCTTCACACCCGGACTGACCAGCACCAGCGGCAATGACACCATCTATAATTGGACGGGAACGCTCACCGGATCGGTGCGTGCCGTCGACGAGGAGCGCGAAGACATGTGGACGCCATTGGTGTGCTCGAAGCTGAGCTTCAACATGGCCGTCAGCGACTTCCCCGTGTGGCTCATGGACTACTGCAACAACAACCGAGCGAAGGTGATCGTCTACAAGACAGCGGGCGGCACAAAGCACGAGATGTGGCGTGGATATCTCATCGCCCAGACGCTTAACATGACGGTGGTCAGAAATCTGCTTTCGTGTCCGCTTGTGGCCGTCGATGAGGTGGACATGGCCAAATACATGAACTTTAAAGAAACGCTCACATACGTCACCAGCGACCACTGGTGTACGGTTTACGGCCTGATGGAGCATTACCACACGCTGCATCACACACGCGGCCTGTCGTCGGCCAGCCCGGGCTTCGAGAAACTCTATCAGATCATCGGCCTCAGCCATACCGACCGCATGCTGTGGCATCGTGACATGAAGATCGTCGATGACGACGGCGATCCAATCAACAACTTGCCCGATGCGCTGGTCGTCAACCTCGACCGCTGGATGCAGCCCGACGACGACGGCAAGACCGAGACCACATGGGAAACCGTTTTCAACGACTTGCTGCCATACCTGGGCGTGACCTTCGCCGTCGGATCATACGGCCTGATGACGGTCAACGATTGCTATCTGCTGACGTGTCCGACCGACAATGCCGGCATCCAGCAATTTGTCTACACCTTCACGGGCCACAGCGTAACGTCGCACAGCACCGACCAATACGCCACGCTCAACAACCCGACGAAAGTTGGTGCCAACCTTCAGATCTCGGCCATGCCCGACAAATATGCCAAGGTAAAGCTCACGTCGAAGCCCGAACGATGGGATGGCCACGAATATCTTACCGACAAACACTACAAGCCTGTTGGAACGGGTGAGGTGCGGTTTGAGTGGGGTGAGAAAGACAATTCGGCTGCAAACTTCAAAAACCTCGACTGGCACAAGCTGAAATACACCGACTTTGACGCCGAAGAGGCCGATTATGTGGACATACCGGCATGCGCCGATGGGGAAGGCTTAGTCATGGCCCGTGCTGGCATCCTTCCCTACGTTGATCTCGACAGCTGCACAGGAAAGACAAAGCCAGACGCATCCATCGACGACACGCTCGACTTCATCACCTTCAAGGAAGGGTGCTGCTGCATCAAGCTCGGACATGGAAATTTGGACGGCATCGACGAAGACAAGCTGCTCAAGAACTTTTTCCTGATCATGAATCACAACTGGGATAACATGTACGGGCGCAACGCATACACCATGCAGAACCTTCACCTGGCCGACACGGTTTGGCTGACTTTGTGGCCGCTGGGAAATATTGCGCCTGTCCATCCATCCGAGTCGCATTATCTGACCGCAAAGCTGGAAGTGATGTTCATCCGCGAGAACATGCCGTCGGTGGTTTCAGGAATAAACCAACCCTATTTGTTTCTGAAGGCGCCGAATGCCCAGACGCCGACCGAACGTGTTTTTTGGGATACGACACCAGCGATCATCATGCCGTCCGAAACTTCGGAACATGACTTTGCAGAAGGATCGCCAGCCCCATATAATGCGTCGCTGGCGTTATGGTACGACCTTTATTTCCAGGCCTACATCCACATCGGCGATTTCTACTACAACGGCACCGCTTGGGTGCATGTCGGATCGGGAGAGACGCCGCCAAAATGCAACGTCACACTGTGGAACGACACCAACGAAATCACATCAATCACCGACGTCGGACAGCGCGTCATCGCCACGAAAAACTATTATTACACCATTTCAAACCCTTACCGCGGGTCTAATATCGTCGACCGCTACACCAACCAAACCAAGCTGCTTTCCGACATTGGCGGTGTCAGCATCCACAACCAGCCGCTTCACGGCAAGATCGAGATGCAGATCCTCGGCCAGATCCGACTCCAAACCGGCTCGTTCGACGTTCAAAACAACTCAATCCCATTCGTGCTGATCAACGGCATCGAAATCAACTACACCGACAACGCGGAGCTGATGGACGCCGACATCGACAACAAGGTGGAGATCACGATGGACGCATCTTCGACAACCAAGGAAACGATGGAAACGGAGCTGAAGATGTTCACACCATCGGTGAACGGCTTTTTCAGCAACGCCCTGCTCTTCGACGGCGGCAAGGCCTGGCACAACCTGATGACGGCCTATTATCAGACCTATTCCTATCAGATCACGCCAGAGACCATGATCGCCAGGCGCCTGTCGAACCAATACGGCAAGGGCCAGCTCTACGTCGAGCTCGAGACACCTGTCACCTATGACGACAATGTTCACAATGTGTGCTTCCGGGTGCAAAATCTCACCGAGGCATCGGGGCGTTTTCTCCCGATCCGACGCGAGTTTGACTTCACCAAGGAAACGATGCGCGTGAAGCTGATGCGGATCAACACGGAACTGGAGGACTGAAAAAAAAAGAAAAGCCGGCACAAACATGAAAAGGCCGACTTTTCCCAGACGGTCCGAGGCCGTCTCTAACCGCTTGCAAAAATAGGCAAATTCTTGCAAAGCTGTCAAGTTTTTGCTAAACAGCGGAAGAGATGGGCACTTTCGCCGACTGGGCTGCATTCGTCACCTCGGCCATCACCGCCTCCTGGGCCTCCCAGATGGCGGTGTAGTCGCGGGCGATGTAGATGTCACCAATGCGGTCGGAGCCACGATGCACGTGGTTCAGTCCGGCATTCACGGTGTCGAAGTCAATACGGCAGACGTTTCGTGCGATGGTGGCCCAGCTGTGGCGATAGTAGTATGTGGTAAGGCTCTCGGCAATTCCGACCTTTTTGGCAACCACCTTCAAGCCAAGATCGCATGCGCGGCAGAAACCTTTTGAGTCGCAATACCTTTCCGAAAACATCATCAGCCTTTCGCCGTCGGTGGCTGCATACTTCTCGATCATGGCCTTTGCGATTGGCAGCACCTTCAGGGTAATGCGTGCATGGTCTTGCCGGGATTTCTCTGTCTTCGAGCGGTTAAACGTCAATAGATCACCGTTGAGGCTGCTGTGTTTCATCTTATAGATGTCGACAGTGTTGGTGCCTGCAAGAGCAAAGCTGAGCATGAAAACGTCTCGAGCCATCTCTGCCCGGCTGCCCGGCTTCAGCTCCACATCCATGATCTTGCGGATTTGTGCAATAGTCAACACGCGATGGTCGGTGAGCGGCTGGCGCGGGATAATGTTTTTGTCTGCAAAAGGCTGGCGCGGGATGACGATGGCGCCATTATCGTCGTCATTGTAGATCATGCGCGCCTGGTTATGTAGATGACGGATGCAACCAAGGTAGTAGCTAACAGCCCTGCTTCCACGACTTTTCTTTTTGTACATCATGCCGTTGCCTTGCACGGCCGGCTCTGTTTCAAGAAAATCTCGAAACTGACGCACCCATGCCTTTGTGATTTCGTTTATGTCGAGCCGGTCTTTTCTGATAAATCGTTTCACCGCGTTGAGCGAAGTCTGATATCCTTCAGCGGTCTTCGGCTCCATTGTCACCATCTGTGCTTCAGCAAAATCAAACAGGTCGAGCCTGAACGCCTTCGGTTGAACCAGTTTTCCGCTGATAGCGTCTACAAGCTGATCGATTGTGAAGAACTCGGCATATTGCACATTGAGGAATGCTTGCTTCAGATCCATCACCCTTGCATTGACGGCATCCTCCACGGCAACATCTTTGATATGCGCGCCATCACGTGCGATTTGCGCGCGCGATACATATATTGATGTGGGCAGATATCTCGATTTCCGGTTGTGTGTGATACGTATGACGACTGGAAATGTGCCGTCTTTTTTCGGTTTGCTTTTTATAAAATAGGAGATCGTGGTGGCCATGTTTGTGAGCGGTTAGGATTTTTGTAAAACATTTGTAAAACAAAATCGGTGCAAATTAACGCATTTTTTGTTTATTTTGCCCATTGCAAAAGCAAAGTTTTTTCTGACAAAAAAATAAAAGCACTGATTTTCAGTGCTTTTTGTTTGTACTCCCGCAGGGGGTCGAACCCTGGACACCCTGATTAAGAGGCAGGGGCGACCTGCACCGAAAAACACTGTGTTTCAATCGTTTGGGATTTGCAAACGCAAAGCGCGGAAAACATGCGGAAAACATCACCGCCATTTCGAGGACATGCACGGAATGGTCATGTCAAGATCCGGTGATGCGTATCTTGGCAGAATGATCCTGACGGCGCCATCCCGGTGCTTCAGGTAGTCGATCATCCGTGTCGTCTGGTGGTTGTCCGGGTGTTTGGCATTGAACATCCTCATGGTGTAGTCCTTCATGACAACGCTGGCGGGGTCTTTCTGGCTTCCGTAGGCGTAGAACTTCAGCTTCTCAACCAAGGCTCCTGTCGTGTCATAAAGGCCGATGGTCGCCATGGCGTGGTTGTCCATGCCGACGATGTTGAAGATGCCTTCGTTTGTCGTCACCAGCACAGCCTCGTTGGCTTGCGACACAAAAACACTCCCGTTATCGTGGTGATAAACAAACATAGTGTCGGCCATGGTGCCGCGCAGCTCATCACCGGCTACCGCTCGGATTTCCCACTCTTGCGCCCTCATGGGCACAGCCGCCGCCATGATGAGCACGGCAACGGCGATTTTGATGATGTTTCTCATATCGTTTTCATTTTGAGGATTATGCACTCTTTGTTTTTTTCGATGCCGTTCCCGTGAGGGCCGCGACTTGCGCCTGGAGGAAGGCCTTGTCTTCCTTCAGCTCGGCGATGCGGGCGTAGAGCTGCTGCACCTCGCCCGATGGCTGTCGCCCCATATTATAAGGTATCGTCTCAGCTGCCATCCACTCCGTGCCTCCCGTCGCGCCCTCCCCAAAGAACTCCGCGATGCTGATCTGCAAGATGTCGCACAGGTCACGGAGGGTCTTTATGCTCATCGTTTCACCCTCGATGGACCGCTTTAAGCCATTCGAGGTAAGCCCAATTTCTTCTGCAAGCCTTTTGATGGTAAAATTTTTCGATTCTGCCACTCTTTTTAATTCGTTGTAGTTCATAGATTTATATTATTTATCGAAAATTTTTTCATTTTTTTATCGAAGAAATTGTTATCGTATCGAAAATTAGTTTATCTTTGCACTTGCAAATCACAAGCAAAGATAATTAAAATTGAAGTCTAACCAACAAAATCGAAAAATCATGCAAGAGTACATCGGAAAGAAAGTCCTCATCAGGGCAAAGGGAGCGGGTGTCTATTTCGGCACGCTCGAAAGAATGGAAGGCGACCAGGTGAAGGTGGCCAACGTGAGAAACATCTGGCGCTGGACGGGCGCGTCCTGCCTGTCGCAGATCGCCAACGAAGGCGTCACGGGCAACAAGATAGGCCCCGTGGTCAGCAGCATGGTCATCACCAACGTGCTGCAAGTCATCCCGCTGACCGACAATGCCATCACCAACCTTGAAAACCAGCCGGAATGGAAAGCCTAACAGACAAGATCGAGAAGTTTCTCGCAATAAGCTCCGGCGACGGCTCCGGCGACGGCTACGGCGACGGCTACGGCGACGGCTACGGCGACGGCTCCGGCGACGGCTCCGGCTCCGGCTACGGCTCCGGCGACGGCTACGGCTACGGCTACGGCTACGGCGACGGCTCCGGCGACGGCTACGGCGACGGCTACGGCGACGGCTCCGGCGACGGCTACGGCGACGGCTCCGGCTACGGCTACGGCTACGGCTCCGGCGACGGCTCCGGCTCCGGCTACGGCTCCGGCGACGGCTACGGCGACGGCTACGGTATCGAAGAATTTGACGGGAACAAGCTCCACAACATCGACGGCGTGCAGACCGCCATCACCGCCGTCCACGGCAACTACGCGCAAGGCTTCACAATCAAGAACAACTCCATCAAGGTGCCGTGCTACATCGCCCGAGTGGATAACATCTTCGCCCATGGCGAGACCCTTCGCCAAGCGCTCGAAGACGCCACCGCCAAGGCCTTGCAGGCCAAGCCGCTGGAGGAGCGCATAGCCGACACGGTGAAGACGCACCCCGACCCCAACGAGATCATTCCCAACGCCGAACTTTTCAAGCTGCACAACGTCCTGACGGGCAGCTGCGAGTTCGGGCGAAAGCAGTTCTGCGAGCAGCACGGCATCAGCCTCGACGAAGCGATGACCATGCGCCGATTCATGGAGCTGACCGCCGACGCCTACGGCGGAGAGGCCATCCGCCAACTCGCCGACGCCTACGGATTAACCCTAAAAACGACAAGAAAATGACCCCATTCCAACAATTCATTCAAGACCTACCGCACGGGCAATATTCCACATTTCGCAACCTGGTCAAGCTCGAAATGCTGAAGGCCGACATCTCCATGAGCGACCAGACCTTCCGCAACTGGGAAAACGGCACCTATGAACCTGATGAGCAGAAACGCGCCATCATCAACCAGTGCGCCGAAGCCATCGCCGGAAAACATATCTACTAACCAATAAAAACATCACAAACATGAAAACTTTAAACAAAATCTTCGCGTGGCTTTTCATTGCACTCGCCGTCGCAAGCGCATGCGGAATCCTATTTAAAGGCGCATGGTGGCACATCGGAACATTGGCCATCGCTGCAACCATGGCCAAGGCAATTCGTACTGAAACAAAACAACAGGAGGAGGTTGAGCCATGAGTAGAAGCGGATCGTCCGGTGTTTCCATTGTGGGCGTGCTCACAATCGTCTTTATTATCCTCAAACTCACAAAACTCATATCATGGAGTTGGATGTGGGTGCTTGCACCGATTTGGATATCGGCAGGCATTGCTCTATTCGTCGTTTTATTTTGCATTCATCTCAAGGTCATGGACGATAAAACACATAAATTAAAGAATAAAAACGTCACAAAACCATGAACGGAGTCGAACAGAAATACTTCAAGGAGCTGGAGGGCGAGCTTCGCAAGCTGATCGAGGCGCTCGTGGTCAGCACCGTGGCCCAAACCATGGCGCAGATCCAACGCACCCATGGCGACGCCATCAGCCAACGCCAGGCCGAACGCGAGTTTGGCCGCGCCTGGCTCCATGCCCACATCGCCACCGAGGGCCGCAAGATCTACACGCAAGGACCGTCCAACATCAAGACCGGAGCGAAAAACCGCAAGCGTACTTTCAGCCGTGCGCAACTGGCCGAGATCCGCGCCCTCGAACAGGATGACATCCAATACGCCCGCTATATCGTCAAGTTCCACGCCATGCACGAAGGTTATGACAATTACGATTGTCTCCCGGTCGGCTTGCGCGAGCTCTATCTCGACGACAAGCAGCGCCGCCTCGACCGTCAGCGCCGCCAGCTCGAGCTGGAGAAGGCTGCTGGAGGTCGCATCCGCCCAAGCCGGGCAGAGAAGCGCGCCATCAAGGAACAGCAGATGAAAGGAGGTGACCAATGACTCCTACCAAATTCTCAACCCTCACCAATCAGGAGGTGATTGACAAATTGGCTCAAATAGTCGTCGAACGAAAAGCCAACTCCACCGTTCTCGTTGTTGAACCAGACGACGCTTCAGATATTCTTCTTGAAGCGAGGAACCGCATCGAAGCCTATGATCACGTAAAGGATTTATTCCAAAGGCCTGCATACGCACAAATGAGTCTTGACCTTTCGGCAGACTACAAATTAGAACTCAATCTGAAAGTCCAAAACTGAAAGGAGGTGCGGCATGAAGATATTATCTCTAATCGCTATAATCCTATCATCATTTTCTTTGGGATTTTCAATGAGTCAAATTCTTGACGAAATTAAACACGATAGCCATGACCATCCAACGCAAAAACTTTGACCGGGCCTATAAGCTGCACGCAGCATGCGAGATCAGGGAGATGCAGCCCGAGCTGGCATACATCACATTTCGCAAGGGCTACGCCTATGCAGCCGACGGACACATGGCAGCCAGGGCCAAGATCGACACGATCTCAAACTTCCACCCCGATGAGCTGAAGCTGCTCGAAGGCAAGACGATCCACATGGACAACTTTCGCCGTTTGCTCAACTATGCCGTGGCCAACGTAACCGAAGCCGGCTTCGAGGTCAACGACAAAGGTCGTCGTCTGCTGATCTACTTTGCCGAACAGCAGACGATCATGTTCGACCGTGAGATGACCGATATCTTCGACACGTGCCAGATGGTCAACTCCATGAGCGTTTTCAAGATCGGTTTCAGCTCACGGCAGCTGAGCAAGGCGGCGAAGGTGCTCGGCACCGACAAAATGCGCACTTCATTCTTCATCAATGATGACCAGAAGCGCATCTATCTCCACCTCACCGCCCTTCCCATTACGGCTGATGTACACATCGTTATCTATGACCAAATAATGGACTGGAGATGATACGACTTCTTTACATCGACCTCTTCTGTGGCGCAGGTGGCACCACCACGGGCGTGGAAGCTGCCCGCATCGGCGGCAAGAAATGCGCCAAGGTGATTGGGTTTCCCATCGGACTATGTTCTCATCGGCACCCAGAGCGAACAAAAGAAATTCATCGGCAATGCCGTCGAGGTCAATATGGCCAGGCAACTGTGTGAAACGCTTGCAAAATGTGTATGATTATTATGTATGTATCGCTGAAAAAGTTATAACGATGCCTAAGCAAAAAAAGTCTTTTGTCTTCAATTTGGAATGGGCTGAGGTGCTTTCGGCCTACCCAGCGGAGGTCAGATATGAGGTGTACGATGCGATAATTCGGTATGCGCAATCGGGGACACTTTCGGAAATGAAACCGTTGGCAGGGATGGCATTCTCATTCATCCGCAAGGAAATGGACTTTAATACGGCACGCTACGAAGAGATTTCGGAAATCAGGCGAAATGCTGGAAGGCTTGGAGGTGCCCCCGCTGGCAACGAAAATGCCAGAAACAAGCAAAACAAGCAAAACAAGCAAAACACCATTAATGATAATGATAATGATAATGATAATGATAATAACCCACCTATAATCCCCCCGCCCGTCGGTTTTGAGATTTTCGGAAGTTTTGGAAATGTCATGCTGAAGGCTGCGGAATATAGGAAGCTGCAAATGGACTACGGCGCGGAGCGGGCCGACAAAGCCATCGAAGACCTGAGTTGTAAGCTGGCCGACGGCACACAACAGTCGACAAACCATTACGCAACGCTGACCTATTGGCTTTCGTTCCGTCAGAAAGGCGACCAAAAAGGAAAACTCGAGCAGGCGACGGACACGATGCGGGAAACGGAAAAATTACTTGGACTATGAGAATTACAAACACACCATCGGAGAAACTCCGAAAGATCATTCTTGACGCGGTTGTGAAGGCTTACAAGATTGCCGGATACAACGTGCCTTCGCAACTCGACCTTGCTGAAATCGTGATTATGACCGAGGAAAACCTTCGGAAATATTTCCGCAACAACGACACACAGGATATTGCCACGGCATTCGAGAAAGGTGCCCTTGGCGACTTTGGCGAGAACAACGGCCTCAGCGTGGCCCGATTCCATCAATGGATGAGGACCTACAACGGCAATGCCACCAACCAGCAGCCCGCTGACGAGGAGCCGAAAAAAACAGAACCGCCACGCGACCGCATTCGAGACGGCCACAACATGGTCAACAGTGCATATCTGGAATGGCTCCGAAGAGGATACAACCTTATTCCGGCATCGATCATCCTATCTTGGCTCATCGGCGACCAAAAGATTCCCGAGCTACGAAAGAAGACCGAGAAAGCGCGTGAACAAGCCACCGCCACGCTCAACGCCAAATACATGCAGCGAAGAGAACGATACCAGAAGATTGCAGATTTCATCAAGCAGAACCAGGAAACCGAATCCGATGCAATCGTGCTCAACATGTTTTTCGAGGAATGCAAAGCGGCTGGCGTTGAAAAAATCTACGGAGATGAATAAACGCAACCACGAGGTGTGGGTAACTTGCCCACATTGCCATCAGGACTTCGACGCCCGCAAGGACTGGCTCACATGCCCCCATTGCGGCAAAACGATAGAACCAGGAACACACATCACACAACCTAAAACACAAAAGCCATGAAACTGCCATTCAAGACACGAAAGCAACTGAAGCTCGAGATCGAGCACCTCACCGAGCAGCTCAGCATCCAAGGCGACGAGCGCAAAAAGGACAACGCCAGGTACAATCAGCAGATCAAAGACCTCGAAGAGACAAACTGCGAATTGCTCACCAAACAGGACTGTGACGAACACAACATTGCCGGACTTCTAAGGGAAATTGATCGCATCAAACCACTTGATGAAGAAAACAAGCGGCTCCAAAACGAGCTGATGGAGCAGAAGGACATCAATGCCGGTCTGATCTCCACCGTCAACGAGCTCAAGGAAAAGATCAAGAAGCACCTGGCGCGCATCAAGGCCCTCGAAGCAAAGCAGCCCGAGAAGAAGACGCCTAAACCGAAGAAGCAAGCAGGCAACGAACAAACAGCATGAGCCGTCACAACAGACATATCGCCATTGATCCGTCGGAGTCGGCGTCGCAGCTGGCCGTGTTGCGTGCCGTTGGTCGAGAATTTGACCGCGTGAACAACAACCTGATGGAGCGCACCGCCGAGGTGGTGCTGCTCCTGTCCGGTTATCTGCTCTATCGCATCGAGAACATGACCGAACGGCTCGACAGCAACACGCCATTCTCGATGCGCCTGCGCAACCGATCCAACACCATCATCCGTGCTTGCGACGAGTTTGTCAGCGCTTTCGAGCCCTACATCGAAGGCGTGAGGAAGCGTCACGATTACATCGCAATGTCCGACGTCATCTTCGGCAACCTCGACAGTCTCTTCGACGACATGCACCGCGACGAGCCCGAGGCCACCATGCAGATCCGCCGCCGTGCCAAGCTGCGCTACCATGATCCCTACCCCGAACACGTCAAGGAATGCACCGAAGCCTTCGAAGACGGCTACACCAAGGGCTACACCGACGCCATGACAGACTTCATCAAGGAAGTCGCCAAGGCCAGTGGCGACGACGACAATCAGCTCAGCGTCGGCATCGTCGACGGCAAGATCACCATCAAAACCCTCGACCAATGAAAACACCGATCCCTGTTTCCGCCTTCGATCTCGACACGCTCGAACGCAAAGACTTCCCATCGATGGCCCGTGCGGCTGTCTATTGCGGCATCGACAAGTCAATGCTCCAGAAATACCTCTACAACGACCAGCAGCACAACGGCTGGTATTGGTGCATGACCGATCAGGTCGAACAGAAGGCCGAACGTGTGCAATACCTCAGCCGCCGATGGAAGGCTGAAGGCAAGCCGCGATCGCGCAAGCGCACCGCACAAAAGATCCTTGTGCCGCTCCGCCTCGATGCCAACACTGTCCTCTACGTCACGCCCGACAAGGCCAACCCCGACTTCGCGGCAAAATACCGCGAGAAACTCGCAAGGAAACCAAAGTATTAACAACCTAAAACACAACAAACATGGAAAACAACAACGAACAGATGAGGAGAAACCTCAAGGTCAACAGCAATCAGCACGCCTTCATGGTCGAGCGCCAGCTGGCCAAGCAAGAATACCAAAACCGCTGCCGCGAGATCCGTGAGCACGCTGCCGAACAGATCGACATCTATAAGCACGTCTACACCAACGAGTGCAACAAGGTGAACGCCGTCGCCGACGAAGCCTGTGCCAAGGCGCAAAAGGAATACTTCGAGAAGCTGGCCGACATCGCCGAGCGCGAAGACGACTTCAAGCACGAAGTCGCCGAATATGTCGCCACCCTCCAACCAAAAACCGAACAAATCGTGTAACAAACCACAAAAACAAAAGCAATGAACACAATCGAACTGATCAAACAGCTTGCGGTGGCCATCCCGATCATCATGGTGGCCTCGCAGACGCTCACCGCCGCCATTCACGGCATCTTCAACATCAACAACCAAAACGTCAACCATGCCGTGTCGTGGATCGTGGCCATCATTTGCGGCATTGGCTTCGTCGCCTTCAACGGCCTCACCTTCGGCCTTCCGCAAGTGTGGCAAAACTACCTCTGCGGAGGCTTGTGCGGCGTCTGTGTCGGCGGCATGGCCAACGGCTGGTACGACTGGCCGGCCATCAAGGCCATCTTCGACGCCATCACCAACCTCTTCTCGAAGAAACGCGAAAAGTAAGAAACAGCGGGAAGTCCGCTGAAAGAAAGGAAAAAGCTCATTTCACTATTTGATTCATTTGTATTCTTCCGACGCCGCCACCTGTGAAGGCCGCGTGCGTCACCCGGTCGGAAATCGGAGACACTCGTAAGGCCGCGAAAGCGGAAAGAGGAAGACAGGAGGCGGTTCGACTCCGCCACCGACCACATGGATAAACATCGTAACATACCCGATGAAGACTACCGCCCCGCCGACAGCCTTGCCGGATGCCTCGTTGCAGCCCTGGTGTGCGCCGTCGTGATGGTGGTGCTTTGTCTTGTGCTGATATTCGTGTGATATGAAGATAGGACTGATTGATGCGGACTTAATGTGGCGTCCAAAGGCAAACGGTCGGAGATACGGCCATCAGAAGGCCGACATCTTCCCCAACCTTGCCCTGATGAAGCTGTCGGCGGCATGGAAGAATAACCATGCCGATGTGGAATGGTACAACCCGTTCAGCGGCACCTACGATTATGTCTACATCGCCAAGGTCTTCGCCGACACACCAATCTGCCAGGAGTACATCAACGCCAAAGAAATCTATTTCGGCGGCAGCGGATTCTCCATCTTCAAGCACGGCAACAAAGAGCTGTGGCGCGAGCCTGATGCCTACAACTACATGTCGCAGCTATCCGATTTCGTCGAGCATTCCTATCCCGAT